CCAGACCGATAAATCCCTGCGTGTTCACCAGCCGTTGACAGGGTGAACGGCACGAGTGAACACCGCAGAAGTTTCCGTCCGCGAACAGGCACGCCACGAAGGTGTCAGCCCGTCGCTCATCCATCGGTGGCGCAAGCGCGGGATGCCCGCCGACTTGGAGGGCGGAAGCCTGTGGCGTCAGCGTAACGCCGCCCGTGGCGGCAGTCGCCCCGCTGCGGCGCCCGTTGCCGCGCCGAGGGTGGAGACGCCACCCGCGCCGACCCCAGCCCCACAGGCGCCAGAAGAGCCCGAAGACCCGGACGCGACCAAGCAGGCCGTCGAGCTTGCCGAGCGCCCGGAGGAAATCGTTATCGGGGAACGCTCCTGCCAAGAAACGCTCAAGGCGCTGCGGTCATCGCGCCAGTATTGCCAGAGCCGCATTGCCGCCTGCCACAAGCGCGGAGACGAAGCGATGGCCCGCCAGTGGGTGCAGACCCTTAATAACATCGTCTCCCGCCAAGCCGCGATGGAAGACCGCCTGCGCGACATCTTGGAGCGAGACGCCAAGACCATGAGCGTGGAAGCCGCCGAGCGCACCTACCGCCAAGTCTTCAGCGACCTTCGGCAAAAGCTCTTGGCCGCACCCGCCGCCCTTGCCGCGCAACTCAACCCGAACGACCCGATTCATGCCCAGGGGATCATGGAGAATTGGGTGCGCCTGCTTTTCAAAGAAACTTATGAAGGACAACGACAAGAAAATTGAACAAGTCGCCACGGCATCGCTGGTGCCGTATGCGAAGAACGCCAAGAAACATGACGCCGCGCAAGTTGCCGCCATCGCCGGAAGCATCCGCGAGTTTGGCTTTAACAACCCTGTGCTGATCGACGGCGACAACGGCATCATTGCCGGGCACGGGCGCGTGCTGGCCGCGCATCAGCTTGGCCTTGAGAGCGTGCCGTGCCTGCGCCTGACGCACCTGACCGACACCCAGAAGCGCGCTTACATCCTTGCCGACAATCGCCTTGCCGAGATTGGCGGCGGATGGGACGCCGAGATGCTTGCCGCCGAGCTTGAGTCGCTATCGGCAGAGGGGATCACGATGGAGGAGATCGGCTTCGATGCCGATGCGTTAGAAGAGTTGGGCGCGGGGCTGGGCAACGAAGCAAACCCCGAAGCGGACGCCGAGCCACAGATCGACAAGGCCGAAGAACTCCGCGCCAAGTGGGGCGTTCAGATTGGTCAGACTTGGGAGCTTGGAGAGCATCGCCTGCTTTGTGGCGACAGCACGGATCAAGAAACGGTCACGAAATTTATGGGCCAAGAAAGGGCCGATGTGGTTTTTACAGACCCGCCTTACGGCGTGAACATTCGCGGCGGAAAAAACAACAAGACGATTGCGGGAGATATTACACAAACGGCCATCCCGTTTGCCTTTGCCATAGCCTGCGAGCACGCAACGACAGACGATGCCCGCCTATACTTTTGCGGGGGCGAGCAAAACATTGGGCTATATGGCAAGCTCTTTGAGAAGTATTGCCGCCAACTTCCACGGCATTTGATCTGGGTGAAAAATGGCTTCACTATGAAACCCAACGGATACCACAACCAATACGAGATCATTTTCCACGGATACAAACCCAAAGGCGGCGGGCTAAACAAATGGTTTGGCGCAAGAACAGAAGACGCCGCATCGGATGTCTGGCAAATAAAAAGAGACGCCTCAGCGACATACCTTCATCCAACGCAAAAGCCGATTGATGTTCCGAAGCGCGCCATTGGCAATAGCTGCCCGCCGAAAGGGATTGTGTTTGAGCCATTCAGCGGAAGCGCCAGCACATTGATGGCGTGCGAGCAGCTTGGCAGAAAATGTCGCGCGATTGAGTTAGACCCAGACTATGTGGCGGTCGGATTGCAACGGTGGGCCGATGCCACAGGGAAGACGCCAAAGCTGGCGGCATGACGCTGACGCAGCAACTCGACCGCAGCCTGCGCGATGTCTTTGCGCCTGTGGACACGCGCCAAGTCTGGCAATGGGCCGAGGACGAAATCGTCCTTTCCCGCCGCCAGACCGAGACGCCTGGGCCGTATTCGACTTTGCTCACGCCCTACGTCCGGGAGCCGTTGGAGTGCTTCAGCGATCCGCGAGTGAGTGACCTTGCCCTGTGTTTTGGGTCGCAAACAAGCAAAACCACGGTGCTGATGATTGGCACTGCGTGGCGCATGGTCAACAACCCGTCGCCGACCATCTGGGTCATGCCGACCGAACACCTTGCCCGCAGTTTTAGCGAAAACCGCTGGCAACCGATGGTCGATGATTGCCGCCGCTTGGCATCATTGAAGCCGTCCAACTTCAACAAATGGAAGGCGCTGGAAATGTTTTTCCGAGATGCCACACTGACGATGGTCGGGTCGAACTCGCCCGCGTCTTTGGCGTCGCGCCCGGCGGGGCTCCTTATCATGGACGAGACGGACAAGTTTGCCCTGCCCACCGCGCGCGAAGCCGGGGCCGTGGCCCTGGCCGAGAACCGCACCAAGAGCTACACCAACGCCCTGCGGGTCAAAGCCAGCACGCCCACCACGGGAGAGGGTGAAATCTGGCAGGCATTCACCGCTGGCGATATGCGGTATTATTTCGTGCCGTGTCCGCATTGCGGAACCATGCAGCGGCTTGTCTGGCCGCGTGTGCGCTGGGCCGAGGAGGCGCGCAAAGAAAGCGGCGGGTGGAACTTGGAGATGGTCAAAGAGACGGCCTACTACGTCTGCGAATCGTGCGAGCATCCGATCAATAGCGGGCACAAGACCAAGATGCTACGCGAAGGCGAATGGCGACCGACCAACCCCACGGCGCCGTCAGGGCGCAGAAGTTACCACCTCAACAGCCTGTATGCGCCTTGGAAGTCTTGCAACTTTGGCGAGCTTGCCGCGCAGTTCCTCACGGCCAAGTCAGGGCTGATTGGCTTGCAGGACTTTATTAATGGGGCGCTGTCCGAACCTTGGGAGGAGCAGGCGACCGACGAATCCCGCCCGCTCACCGTTGGCGAATACAACCTCCGCACCGAACCCGAAGAAGGCACGGCGCGCATCATGGCTGTGGACGTTCAACAGGACTGCTTCTACTTCGCCTGTCGCGCTTTCGCCAAAGACGGCAGCAGCAAACTTGTGGACGAAGGCCGACTCACCACCTGGGCCGACTTGGAATTTAAGGTGCAGGAACTCGGCCTCGACCAGCAACGCAACATCGGCGGCACGATGGCAAAGCTCGTGGTGGTTGACTCAGGCTTCCGCACCGACGAGGTGCTCGATGTCTGTCTCCGCAATCGCTACATCCCGGCCAAGGGCGAAGACCGCGCGGACGGCTACGGCGTGAAATTTGGCAAGACGCTCCGCAAGGCCATCTCGGTGCTCAAGCCGTATCGGCGCGGATATTTCCTCATGCTGTTCTCGTCACCCGCCGCGCAGGATGTGCTGGAATGGCTACGCGGCGGCAAAGGCCCGGCGTGGACGGTGGCCGCTGATGCCTCCGAGGAATACAAAGCGCACCTCGATTCGCACCGCAAGGTGGTCAAACGCTCTCCGCTCACGGGCCGCGAGAACTACATCTGGAAGCAAGTCGGGCGCCGTCCTGACCATATGCTCGATTGCGAACTGATGATCCTCGCGCTGGCCGAATACGGGAACATCATCAAGCCGAAGTTGGACGCCGTAACAGAGTAAAACAGGGGGTCAAAAAAAACTTTCAAAAAGGTGAAACTTTTCCTTGCATACTCAAGCGGCTGGCGTATTATGAACACTGTGAACACGAAAAACACTCAATGGATCAAAAAAACCGCACAGATTTTTGGCATCAGCTTTGATGCCGCAAAAGCCATGTGCGACAAAGCAAACGAACGCAATACCAAGACGCACACGGCGGGCAAATGCTTGGCCGAGGCCGTGCAGTCTGGCCTTGCTCTTCGCGGCGGAATTGCCAACGCGAGCGCCTTTGCAAAATAATGAAAGCCATTATTGATCCCGATGGCGGATACAACGTCTTGTTAGAGACAAAGGAAGAAGCGGAATATCTGATGCGAAGCGCCATGTTCGGAACTCGTTGCCCGTTCTTTTGCAGGAAGTGCGGAATCTTTTTTGATTCACCGAAACGAACACAAGAATGCGCGCAATGCAAAAAACTAATGGAAAAAGTATCTCGCTTGCTTGATGAAGAATGCCTTCGATACGGCGGGCCTTGGGATCAATGAACTGCCCACACTGCAATAAGACCCTGCCCGCGCACATCGTGGACACCCGCGCCACTGGCAGCAAGGGCGGCAAGGTCAAGTCGCCGCTCAAGGCCCGCACCCGCGAGCAGGCGCAAGCTGCGATCCGGGCGCGGTGGGCCAAGTATCGCGCCAAGCAAAAGCAGGCCAAGCAAACTTCTTAGCCGTGCAATAACGGCAAATGAAGTTGCGGCTGTGTAATTTTGCCGTTTTTGCTTTTGTTGGCTATCGCCTCAAGCGGTTGCAGGTTTTGCCAGTTCATCGCCAAGGCAAGCTGCCTTCCGTCTGAGAGATCAAAAGCGCAAAGCGGAACAATGTGGTCAACGTGCCAATAGCTTCCGTAGTTGTCCCAATTCATGTGCCTATCAAAGAGCGACTCCAAATGCTTACGCAAAGCGTCTAAAGAACATCCGATAAGCGCCAGAGTTGGCGCCTGTTTGGATTTACCAGCAAGCAAAGAGCAAAGACGGGCGCGCAAGTGCGATGCCATGCGGAACATCGGGTCTGTTCTTCTTTTCACGCGAGTATAGTTGGCGCGCTTTTTTCTTTGCGCGGTCAGACGCTCAGAATCAGCAAAAACTTTATCTCTCCATTTTTTGCGCCAGCCAATCCGGCGAGCCATTAGCTGTGGATTCAGCTTGTCGCGCTTGTATCTTTTCTTTGAAAGTTCTCGCTTTCGCTCAATAAACGATGGGTCGTTTTCTTTGTTTTTGTGGTAGAAACGAGTTGCGGACTCAAGTTTGCGAGCAGGGTTTTTGGCGTAATTCTTTCTGTCCCTTGCGCGGATATGCTCTCCTATCCGTTGCTGCCTAAGAATGCACCTCTGGCGATCTTTCTCCAAAAAAGCAGCATACTTTTCAGAGTCTTGCTTAAGACGCGCAAGCCACTCACGCCTTGATTTTGCAGCCTTTGCGCGCCGAATGGCGTCCTTGTCTGCGACATCCGGTGACATTACAGTTGGGTCAGCTTCATTCATGTTTGCTCATGTTTGAGGTTAGATGGCGGGACGAGTTGGACCTCGTTTCGCCATCGCCATTTATAGGCTTTCTACAGAGAATGTCAAACGCGCTCCTTTGACACAATCAAGCGGAATAATGACTCCGCGCTCGTTCGTTTTTTCTGTTTGGGTGGCAAACAACAAAGAAGCGGCCAAGACGGTTAGCGCGCTTGAGGCCATCGCCTCCAATAATTTTGCCGTCGCCAAAGAAGGCGGCAAGGTCATCACCTCAGTCTCAATGGGGGGCAAGAGCTACTCTTTCGCGCTCCCGCCCGACCAGACCGCCGGCACCGTCGCCGAGCTCGCCTTCTACGCGTGGAAGCAAATCAAAGACCTCTCCGCCGCCGACCTCGAGCTCTGGCTGACCCGCAAGACGAACAAGACCACCATCGCCGCCTTCAACTACCCGCTCGTATGAAACTCGCCGACCGCTGGAAACTTGTGACCCGCGCCTTCAGCCCGAAGGCCCAGAGCTACGATGCCGCGCGGCCTTCGATTCAGCGCCGATTCCCCTACAACGCCACAGCGACCGATAGCCACATCGACGTATCCGGCGCCGACCGCGAGCGGCTGATGAAGTTGAGCCGCTGGGTTTACAACAATATGCCTTTTGTCCGTGGGCTGATTTGCGAGAAGGCCCGATACGCCACAGGCACAGGCATCCGCCCGCAGGCCCGAAGCGGCGACGAAGCATGGGACAATGCCGCCGAAACTTTCTTTGAGCAATGGAGCCGCGTGGCCGACATCCAAGGCCGATACACTTGGCGCGAGATGCAGCGCATCGCCTCGGTCGCTATCGACCGCGACGGCGAAGTGTTCTTCCGCGCCACCGCGCAATCGACCGGGTATCCCGCGTTGCAGCTCATCCTTGCCCACCGCATCGGCGATGCCCGCTCCTCGATCTACGAGCCGAGCAACCCGACCGCCCGCGAAGGCGCGCAGAACATTATCGACGGCGTGGTGGTCAATCCGCAGCTACGCCCCATCTTCTACCGCCATTTGGTTGGCGATGGCGTTGACCCGGCGCAGCGTTTTGAGGACATCCCGGCACAGCAACTCATCCACGTTGGCGAGGCCAGCCAAGGCGACGAGCTTCGCTACATTACGCCGCTCGCCCCGTCCATCAACCACCTCCGCGATGTGTCGGACGCCATCTCGTTCGAGAAAATGGCGCTCAAAATTTCCTCCTATATCGCCCTCGCCATCAAGTCCTCCAACCCGCAAGGCGCCGACTTCTTCGGCGAATCCACCGCCAGCGTCAACGCCCAAGACAACAGCGAAGTCACCGTCGAAAGCCTCGGCAACGCAGGCGGCGCCATCCCGCGCCTCGGCATGGGCGAAGACCTGATCTCGTGGACATCGAACCGCCCCACGCAAAACTTCCGCGACTTCTGCGACCTTCTCTTGAGAGAAGTCTGCCTCAACATCGGCGTGCCGTGGGAATTTGCCGCGCGTCCTGCCGATGCGGGTGGCGCGGCCCTGCGCGCTGTGCTCGTCCGCGCCCAGCGCACTTTTGAGCAGCGCCAAGCCCTACTCATTGACCGCCTCTGCTCCCGCGTCTGGGCGCACGTTATTACGCTCGGTATGCAGCGCGGCCTAATCCCGCAGAACGAAAATTGGTGGCGCGTCGAATGGCAGCGCCCGGCTGCTGCAAGCGTGGACTACGGACGCGAAGCGCAAGCCAACCTCAACGATGTGCGCGCGGGCCTCCGCACCTACTCCGAGGACTACAGCGAGCGCGGCCTTGAGTGGAAAGACCAACTCCGCCAGCGCGCCGTCGAGGCGAAGTATCTGGCCGACTTGTCCGCCGAGTTTGGCATCAGCGCCGACAGCATTGCCACTTTCAACCCCAACTCTGCACCGCCGACAAACAACGGCAGCGCATTGACACCGCAGCAAGCGCAATGAGTCGCCACTGGTATGCAATTCAACAGACCGCAGACGGCGAAGCCGAGATCACCCTATTTGACGAAATTGGTTTCGGAGGCACGAGCGCGAAAGCGTTTATCTCCGACCTCAAAAAACTTTCCGGCCAACGTGTTCACCTCCGAATCAATTCTGTCGGAGGAAGTGTTGTTGAAGGAACCGCAATCTATAACGCTCTACGTCGGCACAAAGGCGGCTTAACCGTTCACGTCGAAGCACTTGCCGCAAGCATGGCTTCTGTCGTGGCAATGGCGGGCGACGAAGTTGCCATTGCCGACAACGCGCTTTTGATGATCCACAACCCGTGGAGCATGAGCATGGGTGACGCGGACGATCTCCGCAAAGAAGCCGATGTCCTCGACAAGCTGAAAAGCACCCTCGTCAACGCCTACAAGCGCAAGACGGGCATGGATGCTGACGAGATCAGCGACATGATGAACGAGGAGACATGGCTCGGCGCGGAAGAAGCCGTGGCCCTTGGCTTTGCCGATTACATCGAAGACGGCATGGAAGCCGCCGCCTCCATCACACCCGAAGCCGCCCGCGCGCGCTTTGACAAGTTTTCCAACTCTATGCGTAAACCCGCGAAAAACCGCAAGGCCGAGGAGGCCGCTCCCGAAGTCGTGGAGCCCGCCGTCGAAGCGCCCGTGACTGACGAGGCCGTTGACATCTCCGAGGAAAATATGACCGCCGAACTTCAAGCGAAGGTTGACGCCCTCCAGGCCGACCTCGCCGCCAAAGTCGAAGCCGAAGCCGCGCAGGCGCAAGCCAGCGAGGACATCGCCAAGGAACTTGAAACCCTCAAAGCCGAAGTCGAGCGCCTCACCGCCGAGTCGGCCAGCAAAGACGAGGAGATCACCGCGCTGCTCGCGGCCTCCAAAAGTGCTGGTGAGCAAGCTGCGGCAATCGTCGCTTCTGTTGGCCTTGAGCCCGTGGCTGTCATGCAGGCCGAGCCCGAACTGACACCCGCGCAAATCTTCAACAATCTTTCTGGCGCCGAAGCCGTCGAATACTACCGCAACAACAAGCGGGAGATCATGGCCTCCGTCTACTAATCTTATGGCAACCATCAACTCAGCCCTAAACGACAAGCTCATCGCGCAAGCCGCGCTTGAGTCTTTCACCGCTGACCTCGAGCCGCTCTCGATCTTCACGACCTCGTATTCCAACGAAGTCGTGCGTCGTGGCGCGTCCGTCGAGGTTCCGCTCATCGCCAACCTCACCGCGACCACCTTCGCTGACTCCTACGAGGCAGACGGCGGCACGATGAACAAGGTCACGATCAACGTGGACACCCACCGCATCGTCACCGTTTCGCTGTCCGACACCGAGTATTCCAAATCCTCGGCTGCGGAGATCACGAAGTTCGCCACCCAGCAGGGCAAAGCCCTCGCGCAGTCGGTGCTGACTTCCTTCTACAACCTCTTCGTCACCACGGCCGGCAGCGCCGCGCAGTATAGCGCCACGCTCACCAACCTCTCGGCCTTCACGATCACCAACGCCCGCGCCCTCCGCAAAGCGTTGAGCGACGAGAAAGCCCCGTTGACCGACCGCGCCCTC